GTTCCAGATGTGCATCCAGTCACCATATTGACGATCAATTCTTTGACCACCAATTTCGACTTCAACTTGAGCAATAAGTTGCTCACCGGGGAAATCTAACCAACGAGCATAAACACCGGTGTTTTGGCCAGTAGAGTAGTTGCCAAGACCCATAAGTTGGTTAATCTCGGGGAGAGTAACTTGTAAATAGGTTCTGTAAGCAAGGTCACCGTTTCTAGAGATGACACATTGGACACGGCGACCGAAATCGGCTTGGCCGTTGAAAGTTTGCTCGATTGATTCGATAGCAAAGTTAGTATATCTGCGGTAAGTAACCTTCCAGAATGTAATTTGAGGGTTGCCAGTAAGATAAACATCTTGGGCACCGTAAGCGACGAGTTGCATTAATCCACCTCCCATTGTTATAATTAAGCTAAAGATAAAAATTTTTTGAAATTTAATTTAATTAAATTATTTATTTATTTATTTTTTATTAATTATTAATTAATAAAAAAATACGTTACACAATATTTTAAGATATTATTTTATTTATATCTAAATTGCTCTTCATAAATTTATATAAATATGATTCTTCAAAAACTTCTTTTTTACCTTCGTGAGATTTGCTAAAGACATATGAATCATTTCTTTTTTTTATAGTCCAACCTTGTTCCATTGCATTATATAGCAATAACATTTTTTGAAATTTAATAATATCAACCTTGATATCGTCATCTTCTAAAGATTTTAATGAATCAAAATTTAGCTTTAAATCTAAATTACTCATATTAATTAAAATAAAGAAAACATTAATCAGGATTTAACTATTGCATCCAATTGTTTATTTCTATAATACTTTGAATAATGTTGTTCACTATTTTCTAAAGTTTGCAAATTAGTTTTTATTATATCTCCATTTTCATCTGAATAATATATATTATCTATCTTATACCCCTTCTTCTTAGGTATTATGCTCATCAATTTAATACAATTTGAGCAAGGTTTGCTTGATTGTAGCTTATTTTTTGAAGATAATCTAATTACCAATAAATTTATTGGCTCTAATCGTTTCTTATACTTTAAAGGCATTAACTTAGATAAAGCATCTTCTTCTGCATGTATTCCAGGCGTATTTCCATTAATATCACCCATTTGATTTACACCAAAACTTAATATTCTAGCTTTTTTCATAGTTCCCTTTCCCTTGTAAAATACACGACACGTGATTATAATGTCCGCAGACGCACGACGAAACATTATTCTTTCCATTCTCGTACGAAGGTATATCCGAATCAACAGGCAAGCAAAATCTCTTAATAAACATCTTATCCAAAATCGAGTCCATTGTAGTTAGTTAGTTAAATAATTATGCGTTTAATATTTAAATTATTTTATAAATCAATTTTTTTATAAAACAATAACAATTAATTGAAATCCTTTTAAATTTTATATTTATCGTAAATTATTAATTAAATAAATTGCATTTAATTTATAATAAAGAAATGCCGAGCTTTAAGCCAAAGTCTAATAAAAAGATTAAATTTAACAAAAAATCCGCTATCACACTAGATATTAAACATACTGAAATTATTAATGAGTTTGATAAGGATGAAAACGATAGAATTCCTGAATTAAAATACGAGAGAAGCATGTTAAAAAAACAATTAAATAATGAAGATTTAACTATTGAAAACCGTCTTGATATTGAAGACCAAATTGAACAAATTAACGCAACTATTAAAGAAACCAAACTAAAAAAAAAGGAATATTATTTGGATAATTCAAAATACATTTTTGAATATTTTGAAAATAAAAAAAATATATCAATCGGCACAAATGTAAACACTTCAAACAGCAAAACTAACTTAATTAATTCTTTTTTTAAAATTAAAACAAATGATGATGAAAATGAAGTTAAAATACAAAACGAAAATAATAATATTGTTCAAAAATATTTAAGTAATATTGATGATAATTTTTTAGATATAAATACATTTGTCTCTCAAACTGATATTTGCAAGTTTTGTTTTAAAGGTGAATTAGTGCCTGTTGAAGATGAAGGTATATTAGTTTGCAATTCATGTTCAAGAAGCATTCCGTATTTAATTGAAAACGAAAAACCTAGCTATAAAGAACCTCCTAAAGAAGTATGTTTTTATGCTTATAGACGTATTAATCATTTTAAGGAAATATTAGCACAATTTCAAGGCAAAGAAACTACACAAATTCCTCATGATGTTATCGAAAATATCAAACTTCAAATTAAAAAGGAGAGAATTGAATTAGAACAAATTACAAACGTAAAAACTAAAGAAATATTGAAGAAGTTAGGCTATAATAAATACTATGAACATATACCATTTATTAAAGATAAATTAGGCATTAAACCGCCTGTTATGTCTCAAGAATTAGAAGAAACATTATGTAACCTTTTTGTTGAATTACAAGCACCTTATTCTAAATTCTGCCCTGATGATCGAGTTAACTTTTTAAATTATTATTATACAGCTTATAAGCTATGCGAACTTTTAGGTGAAGATAAATATTTACAGGATTTTCCTATGTTAAAAGATAGAGAGAAAAGAATAGAACAAGATGAAATATGGAAGAAAATATGTGAAGAATTAGATTGGGAATTTATTCCAACTATTTAATTTTAATTTGGTCTATAAGGAAATAATTGTAATTCTCTAGTATTAAAAATAGAATAATTTGGATCATATGCATTCGCTCCTACACCATTGCCAAAACATCCTCCACCGCCTCTTTTAACGGTTCTTTTATTTCTTTTATTACGTTTATTACGTCTTTTCATAGTTCTACGTTTTCTTTTGCCACCAGTTGGCTCTTCTGTAACTGAACGAGGTGAATAAGGTCCCAAATCTTCCATGGCTAAAGCCGGCATTTGGTCAAAATTATTTTGCATTTGCATTTGCATTTGTACAGGTGAATTAGGTTCTTCATTTAAAGGTGGATTTACACCATCTGACAATTCTACACCATCTTCCATATTATTTATTTCATTTTGTACATCGTTTAAGCTATTCATTAATTCTTGGGGTGTAAAAGGAGAGTTTGTTTGAGGATTTATTTGCTGTAAAGACATTGTAATTAAATCCATATTATCAATACCATAACCCTGTAAAGTAGCTATTTGTTCAGATGTAAAACCTAAATTAAGTAATGATTGTTCATCTAATGCGCCGCCTCTCATTTTTCGACTTGACTTGCGCTTACGTGTATATCTTCTTTTTGCCATAATATATTATAATTAGATTTAAAATATATTATTGTTTTATATTATTTTGTATTTAAAATCCACCAGGGAATTTAACAAGGTTGGCACCAATACCAAAGCCAGCACCAGAACGAGCAGTTGCACCCATAGCAGGAACGTATGTATCTAAGATGCTAAAAGTGGCAGCAGCAGTTAAGGCAATTAGAACAATTTCTTCCCAATTTAAAGAACGTTTAGGAATAGCATAAGCGGCAATAGCAACCATTAAACCTTCAACAAGATACTTAATAATTCTCTTAACAAGTTCAGCAACATTAATTAATCCGAGCATTTATATTAAATAAAAAGAAAAAAATATATATTATGCGATAAAATACTTAAAATTAAATACTTTAAATAATTAAAAATGAGTCGTGCTAAAAATACTACTAGTGCTAAAAAAATCGCTTTTGAGAGAAAACAAGTTAATGGAAAACCTAATCCTAAATATGTTGATGTTTTAACAGAAGATAAACCTATTGCTGGTCAACATTTTGCTTGTGTTTCTTTTATCTCTCCTGAAAAAATTTTAAAACAAAAGGAGATTTTCTTTTTTGAAGAATTCCTAAAGAAATGGGAGTTTAACAAATCAATGGAAAAATTTATCCAATTCTTAAATTATATTTCTTATAAATACAATATGTCTTTTGAAGATCTTTCTAACGACTTTAAAGAGTTTGTGCAAAGTGAGAAAGAAGAATTAGCAAAATCAAGTATGGATGATGACTATAAGACCTTTGTTGATAATAATGAAGAAGACTTGCAAAAACGTTTTGACATTGCCCATAATTTCCAAACCAATGTTAGAGGAATTAAAATTCGTGGTTGTTATCCTACCTTAGAAGAGGCAGAATTAAGAGCTAAAATGTTAGAAGAAATTGATAATCTTCATGATATTAATATTTGCCCGGTTGGTATGTGGGCACCTATGGATCCTGAGGCTTATAAGACTGGTCGTGTTGAATATTTAGAAGAGGAGCTTAACCAATTAATGAGTGAAAAGAATAAAAATGATGCCAGAACAGACGCCGCTTTCAAGGATCGTGTTAAAGAAGCTAAAACTTCTGCTATTAAAGAAAACGTTGAAAAGGCTGAAAAATCTGGAAACGTTCTTACTCAAACTGTCGATGAAAATGGTAATCTTATTGGAATTAATAGTGCTAATTCACAAGAATTTGTGCTTAGAGAGCAAGAAAATATTTCAACTGCTGATATTTGCAACGAGTTGTTCGAAGGTGAAAACATTATTACTGGTAAAACTGATAATGGACAAAGTCTTTTAGTTTCTGGACCTTTTGCTAATAAGAAAAAGGACTCTATGGAAGATGTTGAATAAATCAACTTTTAAGCCAAAGGCCAAAGGTACGAGGTTATACAACTGCGTAGAAAAAAGTTGTTCAAAAATATAAAAAATAAATTTAATTAATATAATTATAATTAAATTTATAAACAATAACTAAATTGCAAATCGTAAAAGGTTTTATTTTCTAAATAATAATTTTTAATTTGAGGTATTTTATTGATTAACCCTTGCATTTTATCAACAATTTTTTTTGCTTCTTCTTTATTTAAATAATAAGTTGAAACATACATATTAAATAAATATTTGTAATAATAATTATAGTTTATTTCCACATTAAAATTTTCAAATGCATTTATCGCTTTTACACAACAATCTACGCATTCTTTATAATAACCAAACGCCAAATATCTATTTGATATGTTTAATATATAATCAAACGCAGTAGTTAAATTAATAAAATTATTTAATATATGTTGATAATCACCATATGAACGTTCAATATCATTATAATATTTATCTAATATTTCAAGATAATACATTTCTTCGCCGTGTCCATATCCTGCAACCGTGTGTTTAATAAATATATTATTTAAATCAGTAAGTATTTTTAAACCAATATCTTTTCCTGTTATAAATAAGCAACCACATACAATCCATTGGTACTGAGAATAATATTCTTTTAAATTATCTTCT